TATACTTTTGCAATTTCATGATATTGATCAATGTCTGATTCGTATGCCATTGGATTATCTCCGCCTGCAACTTTTGGATAAGATTTTTTAACGCCTTGTTCACTACCACCTGATAAAGTTTTGTTCATGTAGTTTGCATCTCTGTAATCTTCGTCTGGTGCATTGTCCCATTCTTGTTCTGGAACTTCACTATCAACTTCCTCGTCATCTCCGATTTTCATTGGAATTTTCATATCCATTGGTTCTGGCTTGTCCATTGGACCTTGTTCAGGACCTTTAACTAAATCTCTCAGTTTAGCCATACTGTCAACTGGTTCCATCTCTGGACCTTTTTTAATTGCAGTTGGCATATCATCGATTGTATCTGCTTGTTTTTCGCCTTTTAATGCGTTCATCAGTTTGATAACGTCTTCTGCATTATCTCCTGACATATTAATTGACGCAGAAGCAGTTTCAGATAATTCTTTTTGAATCTCTTTGTCCCACGCCTCAACTTTTTTATAAATGTCGTCTAGTCTCATAATTAACTCCCTATTGGACTTTTAGTTCCTATTGAGCCGTCTGGTACATTGCTCATTTGTGGCTGGTTGTCTTTTGTTGTTCCACCGTCGGACTTAACTTCTCTTTCTGCTCTGTAACTTTCTAATTCTTTTAGTAAGTCCATTGCACGACTAGTACCTGTTAGTTCTTGTGCGTTAGCCGCCGCCTGTTCCATGTCAGGTGTTTCAAGTTTTGTCTCGTATGGTTTGTTTTCCTTCTCTGCTTGGTACTCTTCTTGAGGAGCATTAGCATTTCTAACAATAAGATGTGATTTTGGAACTGTACACATCTGTATTAGGTATTCATACAACACTGGGTCTGTAGTTGGATATGATACTTCTGCTTCAGTGTAATGTACTTCAACGTTTTCTAATTGTGGAAAATCTAAAGGACGCTTTGTAATAGGAGTCTTTTTAAATGGACTCATATTAATTAATCCAAATTTTGCTAAGGCAGATTCAAAATGATCTGCTGTATGTTCTGGTAATTCTCCTGCAACACCAATCTTAAACTTGTATGTTTTCTTTGATTCTGCAAGATAAGTTTTAAAATCTTTCATATCCACTGTCCTTATATTTTTATTTATCCATATTTTTAAGTTTTTCAATCAAACTATTACGGTCTGTAACAACATATCCGTCACCGGAAATTGTGCTAGATTCAGGTCCTGCGTCCTTATCTTGCTTCTCTTTACGTAGTTGTAGTTCAACCATTTTAAGTTTTTTATCCAATTTCGCTGTTTTGGCATCTAAATTGGTTTTAAGCATTTGTCCTGCTACCTCAAAAACCCTACCACTATAACGTGATTCTACATTCATTCCTAAATCCATTAGATCTTCATAAGCCTGCATTGCTTTGTCTGAAACTTCATTTAACTCTTTGTCAGCCATTTCTCCAAGTCCTTTGACCTGTGGTAATGCGGCACTTATCTTATCAAGTTCTACTATACTGCGTCTTGTCTCTTCTTGTTCTGCTATTTCATTTTTAGCAATTTTATCAGACTTATCTTGATCTTCTTTGACTATTTCTTGACTGTCAGGTAAGTTGAGTAAATCTTCTAATTTTTTAGTCATAATTTGAATCCATTATATGCTACTATTATTTATCTACTTGCGAGTGCCTTGGTGGAAAATGTCTTTCTCGGAAATGACCCTGAAATACAAACCTTTCTGCTTACACCATGCCCTAGCGGCTTCCCATTTGGCCATGTTCTGAATATATTGTGCTTGATTGTGTCTACTCTTTCCAACGTTTTCTCTCATGGTTTGATTTTCTGGTTTTACTTCTATAAGTTCTGCACGTTGCTTTCCTTTTCTATCAGAATAAGCAATGAAAAAATCTGGCACATAAATTGTATGTCTTCCTGTTAAAGGATTCTTATATGGTATCCTTATACTTTCACTTGCCCATTTTGCCACATTAGGATTTTCATCACAAAATTTCATGAACGCAAATTCCCAACTTGATCTGTATAAAGGAGTTTTTCTTCCTACGTATTTGTCTGGATGTTTTAAAGTATATCTACCTTGAGCAAATTTAGCCATGGCCTTACACCATTATATTTCTTTTTTCACTCCAGGTAACTGTGTCTGCTTCTACTTTGAAACCAAGGGTGCTAATTTTTTGTCTATTATAATTTAATAGTTCAGTCACAACCGAACTTAATTTTAAATCATCTGTACCTTTAAGTGTATCTAAAAGTTGGAATACATTTACATCATCAAGTTTTGCTTGTTGTAAAATTAAACTTCCTACACTGGTTGCACTAATTTTATCAAAGCCTCTTTTTTCAAAGAAACCTATTACTGCATCTACTTCGTTACTAGGATAAGACAGTTGTCCTTGGTAAAAATTGTTAAAGAACTTTCTAACTTTGCGTTGACTATCTAATGGATTCTCGCTTGATGGTAAATTTCCTGCTTGGATATCTGCATTATTAGTACCTTGAAATTGATCAGTCATTATACTGTGACTCCTGAATTACTGTTTAATATATTAGGTAGATCATTAATAGTTGTTTCATTCAACGCATTCTTTTGTGTTGTTGTTAAATTATCATATGCAGTATTAATATCATTAATGTTTGCACTACCACCGTTTGCCAAATGTTGTGTTTTAAACGTAGTTGCTTTTGTTACGTCATTCAATGCAGTTTCATTGCTGTTTAAAAATTTAGTTGCATCACTTACGTTAGGAAATTTTTCTATTAACTTACTAACTGCCACAGCCGCACCAACGCCAATTACTGCTTTTGTCTCTGTTGTTAAACCACCGGTACCATTGTTCTTAGGAAATACTGTGTTTGCAACACCACTTACATTTATTCCTGCTGTGTCACCAATTGCTCCTTTTAAAATTTCAAAGCCTTCCTGTCTAATTCCATCTTTACTTAAATTTTTTGTATTACGTACAATGTTTCCTGCTTTTAGAATTGTGCCTAATCCAACATTACCACTTGTGATATCTCCAAACACATCTCTGGCTCCTGCGGCAATACCACCTTGACCAAATAAACGTGTAGCACCACCACCTGCTAATGAAAGTGGACTTGGTGTTAAGTCATAATGTTCTGTTGCAAATCCTTTAGGAGCAACACCTTCAACAACTTGTCCTCTTGAATACCAAACTGTTTCATATTGTAATTGCATTTGTGATTGTACAACTTCACTTACTGCTTGATCCATTGTATCATGTGACCAACTACTAATCATAGGATTGACTAAAGTGAAACTTGTATATTCTTGTCTTGCCATTTGATATATTACTATGCTATCAAAAAATGATTTAGAACTATCATTATCAAAACCGTATCTATTTTTAAAATCTTTCTTGAATACATTAAATTTATTATATGGACCTTTTGCACTTGTATCAGGTGAACCTGCGGCATCAGTAGTTCCATAGTTTCCATCTCTGTAATAGTATCTGTAGTATGCTTCCCACATTGCGGTTGTTACACCATAGTTGTCATCATGGAATACTATGTTAATAGGAGCATAGTCTAATCTTTTTTGTACCACACGTTTTCTATTGTACTGATGTTTTACTTCTGTAGTAATATCAAACTTAGGTAAGTCAACTGACTTAACCAACATATTAATTTCATTTCTATGTTTTTGTGCTAATTGTGGAATTACTGAACTTGCTTCTGCATTAATATTGAATGTCACGTGGTAAAGAAATTTTACCTTTGGTGCAAGTCTAAAGGCATCATCAACATACAATCTTGCTCCATGTTGATAGTCACCAAGGTTACCTTTAGGGTTCAACGCACCTTGTACTAAATTATTTAGAAATGGAGTTATCTTATTTGCCATACTAATATTTATCCAAATAAAATGATGGTCTTTTTAAGAAGAAAAAAGGCGCCTTAGCGCCTTTAATCCCTAATATTTTAATTATTATTATGTACCTGAACTTACACCAGTTGCCGCAGAACTGTTAATTGCTCTACCTACTGCTGTTCCAATTCCTGTATTTTCTGGAGTTTGGATTGCGTTATCGTATCTAACTGTTAGTGCAATTGATACTGGGTCTGATGTTGCATAAGCCAATGTATTGTAGTTTGCACTCTCAAGATAACAACCGTACAATTCAAATGTCTCAAGTACATCAGGTGTTTGCTCACCATTACCACCATCTAGTATTTCAATTCTTGTAACGAATTTATAATCCGCTCCTGATCTTGCACTAGACTGTTCAAAGAAATCAAATTGTTTCTGTAATTGCTCACCAACTGATTTTTGAACGTTGTTTGATGCGTCTTCACGTAAGTTAAGTGTGATTGGTTCCCAAGTATGTTTACCTGCCAAATATACTTTTGAGTTATATACATCTAGTGTAATTTGCTCAAAGGATACGTTTGGTCTTGTAACATCTACTACTTGCTTCGTAAGTTCCGTTGTTGGGGCACTTACACCAAAATTTTCTAGCGATACCCTAAAGCGGTATTGCAGTTTAGGCATTAACAAGCCTTGAGTAGATGCACTTGCGTTGCTATCTAAAGGCACTGTTAATCTTGAGAGTGTTGAAATTGCCATTATTTGCTCCTATTACTTTTATTTATCATATTATAGGCCTGCTATTTCTCCAGTGTTTTTAAGTCTCAATGGAATGTAAATAAATTCTATTGCTTTCACTGGTTCTATCGCTATGTCTACATATAGTTCGTTTCTGTCTATTCTTGATGGTGTGTTGTTACTTTCGTCACACACTACTAAGAAATCATACAGTGCTCTTTGACCTACTAACTCTAACATTAGTGAGTCTACCTGTGCTTTGATCTCATCACGTGTAATCTTATCGTTTGGTTCAAAGATATAAGGTTTCGCCAACTTGTTAAGTTGTGATCTTAAGTAAATCACAAGTCTTGCTACATTTATTCTATCTAGTGAACTAGCATTTGCGGCTCTAGTCTTTTGACCAAAGTTAACAAGTCCTGCACCAGTTAAGAATGTAATTGGGTTTACATTGTTAGAGTAAAGTGTGTCTCTTTGTCCTTCGTTTAATGCGATTGACTTAAATTCACCTTCACTGTCAATGAAACCTGTAGCACTTGCATTAGTTATTCCACCACGTCTTGTTCCTGCTGGAGCAAACCATGGATAAGATACTTGATCGCTGAGTGCAATGGTTCTTAAGATACCATGTGATGCCGGAACTGTTACATTATTACCTGCGTTATCGCTTGTGAATAAACTTGGATAAAACACACCTAAGTATTCATCACTTGTAACAAGTCCTTTATCATTGTCCTCTGTTGCCAAATTAACATTTTTACCCCAATTGTTTAAAGTTGTTGCATCTGATGTTAATCTGAATGGAGAGTCACCTACGATAAATGCTGTTAAGCCTCTATCACTGTTTAATGATTTCATCTCACCAATTAGTTCTGGATAACCTGGTGTAGCAAGTAAGTTAAAGATTCTTGATTCATCATCTCTAATCTCTTGGTTGCTGTTAACCATTGCTTGTAATTGTTGTACAATTACTTTTCTTTGTGCTTTTCTACCAAATGATCCTGCACCATCTGATTGGTTAGCACTTTCAGTTACCCATCTGTGTTCGTAGTATGCAGACATACTGTTACCTGCATCACTTCCACGTAAATTGTTTGCAGTAGTATCAACGTAGTTTCTTCTAAATTTCTTAACGTTGAATCCACTTCTTCTTGTGTTCCATAACAACATACCTTTTGGATATAGTGCTGGATCTGGAGCATCTGTGTCCATGTAATTGCTTGTTAGTAATGAAACAATAGTTCCTGCTGTACCACTTGTTGCACCGCTAGTATTGTATCTTACGTCTGCAAATAAAACACCGTTCTCTGTAGTTTGATCCGTGTTGTCTTTTAATATCCATTTTAAAGTTGTTGCGTTCCACACATAAATCTTAGGATAGTTTTCTAAGTCAGCAGTTGAAATCCAAATGTCTCCTTCTACTAACGCACTAGCATCTGATTGTGTAGTTGGTGCTGTTGCACTAACCTGTGGACCTAATGGATCAGTTGTATTGTAATTAATACTTCCTGATTGGTAATTTTGATATCCAACAAAGTTTGTTCCGTTGTGTATCATAAGGTCTACTTCATCAATAACAGAACTGTACCATAAAGTATTGTCTGTTGTTAAGGCAGTTGGAGCATTTGCACTTGCAGTATAAGTTAATACCTGCCAGTTACTTGCTAAGAACTGCTTAGGATTAGTTGCACTAGATGTACCTGGTACAAAGTATAAGTTTGCTGTACCACTTGATGCACTCACGTATGCCGCATAACCATATAATGCTAAAGCACCGTTTGTGTCTACAAATCTAATGTCACCACCGTCATTATGACTAATAACAACTCTGTTGCTTGAATCAACACTTGCACTAACATTTGTTAAACCAGCACCATTAATTCCTGCCGCTAGTATTTCTGAGTCAGTTGCCGCTCCAGTTGGAGTAATGCTTATTGTTACTGGACTTGACATTGCGTCTGAATTTGTAGTTGATTCACTAATTGTAAATGCATAAGTTCCTGCTGAAACCTGTGCCGCAATTATGCTTGAAGTTACAGTAGTTGAACCTGTGTTTTTACGTCTAAAGATTTTAAAGTCTGCCTCAATAGCCGTTGCTTCAGTTGTGTTTGATTGTACATATAAAGTACCAACTGCTAGATTTAATCCACCGCCTGTTGAATCAAGTGCTTTAAGCGCCGACATATTGTTTGCATAAATCGGAGCAACTACATCTGTCCAAAGGTTTGTGTTTCCGTTAAAGTTTTTAACTTTAAGGTTTGCACCTAAGTTGCTTTGTGAAGTTTTAAACCAAATTGATCCAGTTGGTCTTGGATTTGTATCTGTTGCTTTAAATTCAGGAACATTAGTGTGAGGTGCTATCGCTAATTTAGGCAAGTAATATGTACCTGCTGTGATTCCTACCTCTGCTAGTAATCCGTTTCCTTCAGCAATCACAATGTTGTTTGTTGTTGAAAAAATCGCTAATCTACCATTAACTGCTTTTGCACTTACACCAGAAATACCAGCACCATTAATGTCACTTACGACATCTGATAATGCAGTACCACTTGCTGTAATTGTAGTTGAGTTAATCACCATTGTTGCTGAGCCTGTTATAGTTGGATTGCTTGTTGATCCAGTCACAGCAGGATGGCTACCTACCCAGTTACTAGTTCCAACTTTTACCCACGCACCATCGGAGTTTTTGTAGTATAATTTATTAACAGTAGTTGTAGTTACAAGAGCATAATCACCAATTGCTCCTACAGATGTTTTAGGATCACCTGATACTACATTTCCTACTAGTTCGTTTTTGTCTGTTATTACATACGGAATTTTATTTGTAAATGATTGTCCACCTGTTGTTGTAGCAGATGCACCGTTCCATTCAAATATACCATATCTTGAATTGCTAGTGTCAAACCAGTAAGTACCTGCCGCTGGATTTGCCGCTGGTGCTGTTGCAGTTGCTACTAATTCAGTTGTGTTTACATCTGCTCTAGTAATGAATGCTCTGTTGGCTACACCTAAATAAGAATATGCCGCTTGTAATCCATATTCATTAAGTTCTCCACCATGAATTGGATTGTTGTTTGAATCTGTATAAAAAGTTGGATCACCGAAAGTCTCAGTTAACTCTCTTTGTGAAGTTATTAAGTATGGTGTTCCTGCTTTTGCTTTTGTTGTTCCTGCCGCTGTCGCTGTTCCGCTACCGTTCTGTTTGTCTTGTGCAGTAACAACGAATATCATCGGCGTAGTGCCTGGTTCAGCCGGGGTATAGAACGATTCGTCTATAACACTAACCTGTACACCTGGTGATACTAAATTTGCCATTTTTTGTTCTCCTATTGGATCTTATGTTATTAGTATTTATACGAATGTTCCAAAATCTAGTGTAAATAATGCCTGAAAAAGGGGGCAAAAAGGTATGGTAAATACTATTATGAGCAGACCCTTATGTAATTATTGTAAACAAAGACCGGCGGCTATAAACTATAAGAAAGGTAACAAGACTTATTATAGAAAACAGTGTGAAACCTGTATGCACAATGGTAAAGGACATGGCATACCTAATTGGTATAAGGCTGGATATAGACAAAAGGATAACTGCGATAAGTGTGGCTTCAAAGGAGAACAAGTCCAGTTTAATGTGTACCATATAAACGGTAATTTAAACGACTGTCATTTTAGTAATTTAAAAACTGTATGTGCTAACTGTCAAAGGACTATGCAACGTGTGGGGTCACGTTGGAAACAAGGCGACCTTGTACCTGATTTTTAAGATCCTCTAGTG